AACATTACCACTATCGCCCATTCCAACATAGGTGTCCACCTCCAGTTCTAGTTTCATTTTAGATAGTCTCCATAGATTTTAAGAAATCCCATTACATCACGCTTTGCATCAGAGTCGAGCAAGTGCCCATATTCTTCAGGATGATTAAACTTGCTAACCAGCTTAACAGCAACCTTGATCTGTGCTGTCAGTTCCTCGTTGACCTCTTCAAGGTCTTTGATGCGCTCTTCTAGCTGCTCCACGGCTGAATAGTCCATAGTGTCGTAGTCAGCATCGTTCCAGTAGTCATAAGAATATTCAGTCATTTTAAGCCTTTCAGTATTGATGAAATAAAAGCAAAACAGCCTATCAGTATTGCGGATGTCATGTGTTCTTCTCCCTTAGTTTAGCTTCTATAGCCCTGCATACTTGAGGCCAGGGAATTGTTATTAGCAGGTCTTCCAACTCTTCTTCAGTCAGCCCAACCCATTCACGCTTTGGCGGTGATAGTTCTTTCTGTAAGTCAGTCATAGTGCCTCCTCGTTGATCTCGTTCATACGACCTGTGTGCTTGTCATACAGGACTGCACAGGCTTTGCCGGTCTCTCCGCTGTATCGGTTCTTGATAACCCTGACCCTAGTAGTGTTGCGCTCGATAGGGTCTTCATGCTGTGCTGACCTTTCTAATCCTAGCACCATATCAGCCAATTGTCCAATACTTGCTGAACCCCTTAATTGGGACAGACTAGTGGCTGCGCCCTCTTCATGGCCTTTACCCTCTGGCCTGCGTAGGTGAGACACCACAAACAAGGCAACCCCTGTTTCCTGCACAATCATCCGAAGTTTAGTCATGATCTCATCGATTGCCTTGCGCTCGTCACCATGATCCTGAGCAGACACCACGATAGACACATGGTCTAGCAGGATGTACTTGCAGTCTAAGCCTTTGGTGAAGTATCGAACCCGATTGATGATGTTATCGATTGCTGTGCTACCGAAACAGTCATAGAAGAACAGCCGATTAGAGCCTAGGGTCTTATCAAAGGCTTCCTTCTTAGATGCTTCAGTGGCCTCAGTTTCTGCCAAGTGCAGTGGCTTATTGATCGCTAGCGACATCAGAGACAAGGCTGTCCGCTTGACCGACTCTTCCAAGAACATAATCCCGATGTTGTCCTTGGTCTCACAGAGCAATTGCCAAATCACTTCCCTGATAAACTGCGACTTACCAAGACCTGAGCCGGCAGTGACCACAACCATCTCTTGCTGTCTGATACCGCCGGTCATGTCGTTTAAGCCAGCATAGGGATAGTGCGCCTGAGCCTTTGGCAGTGGCTGCATCACTAACTCGAACAGCTCAGAGCCAGCAACGATGCCATCAGGCACATAGGTCTCTGCTGCCCACCATGCCTTCACAAAGTCAGCAGATTTGTTGTCCTTGAGATAGTCGCAGGCATCCTTGTAGGGCTTAGACATCTTCATGATCTTTACCTTACTGCCAAACAGGTCAGCAACGGCTAGGGCTGCTTCTTGTCCGGGTTCATCAGCATCAAAGGCAAGCACCACAGTCTCGAATGAATCGATGTACTCAAACTGTGCTTGGCAGTCCTTCACAGCCGACTGTGCCCCATTCTTGATTGACACCACAGGATAAAGAGAGCCTGTCATCTGAAAAGCCGCCAAGGCATCTAATTCGCCCTCGCAGATGGTCAGATATTTACCACCGGCAGGGTAACGATTCTGCCCGAACAAGGTAGCCTCTTTAATGTTGCCCTGAGACCTGAATTGCTTGTCAGCCACTGATCTGACCTTGAAAGCCACCTCAGTACCTCGGTCATCACAGTAAGGATAATAATGTTCTGTCCCTGATTGTCTGACACCATAAGCCTCACAAGTGGCTTTTGTGATACCCCTCTCAGGTATGCTTAGGAATTGACCGCTAATGCCCTTTAGAGGCTCTACAACGGGTTTCTGAGTCATGGTTAGTACCTTACCCCTTCCTTGGTCAGCGAAGCCCTCTGAGGGCCTGCTATGGGTTTTACAGTTAAAGCAGTATTCTGAGCCGTCAGAGTACACAGCCCTAGCATCAGAGCTGCCACAGCCCTCACAGGCTATGTGTTTGATAAATTTAGACTGAGTTTGCATTGATCCTAACCCTTTCCTCAGCTAATTGATCCAACACAGCCAGCAAAGCTACACAATTGCCCGATGTAGGCTTAGTGCGCTTTAGAGCTTCGTAGACATCGTTTAACAGGGTCTCAATATCGGTAGAGCCATGTGCTAATAGGTCTACACAATCAGAAACACAAAACCAATAAATCCTTTCTAAGTCATCATTTTCCATTGAGTGCTACCTTTCTTAATAGTTACCTATATTGTAAGTCTTTAAATACTTATTAAAGTCTTCTTTCAATATAGACTCTTTAATCAATATAGTCTTTAATAGCAAGAATCGTGCCAACCTTATCTGTCCTTCCAAGGATCATCATCAAAATCCTCAATGCCCGCTAATGGGTCTAAATCGGCCTCAGTGCCTTCCTCGACTTCGTCGGCCTCTGACATCAGGGAAACATTTCCAACGGCACAGAGGTCTGTTTTAATCGATTTTAGGCACTGTTTACACATAGAGACATATTCCATAGTGTGAAGTGACCTGATTGTGGTCTCATAGTCTGTCAATGCTTCATTACAGGATCGGCAGCGCATTATTGGTTCCTTTCTTGTTGAAGTATAGCATACCCAATCATTTCTGGTATCTGTGGCACTAAAGAATTGCCTAATTGTTTAAGTCTGTCCATCCTGTTGGGTATCCCATCAGCCACTCTACCCAATTCGGGTTCAACTTTCCAGAAATCGGAGACACTAAGTTGGTTGACGACGCAATTTTTGGAACGGCTCCCTGCGCCTCGAAAACATCTTTCCCTATCATTTGCGCTGCTTCTTCCCTGCTTAGTTGACCCACTAAAACCTTTTCCCGCAACATTCTTACATTCCCCTCCATTGGCCTCCAAACCGCTGTCGGAGTAGGCCACAAACGAGGCTCCAACACCTGATCTTGAAGTCGAATCTGTATCGGCTGACCACTTGGCCTCTTGAGATGACCCTCCTCCAATGCTCTCTGAATTCCTGGAAGATTGCTCCCGCCCGCCCCTGTGTCTGGGGTACGCCAGAATCCAGATCCTGTCCCTTTGGTGAGGTGCGCCAACGGCTGAAGCGGATACACAATGCCATTCTGCATCATACCCGATCTGATCGAGGCTCCTGAGCACTTGATCCAATCCTCTAGAGCGAAGTGCTGAGACATTTTCTGCGATGACCCACCTCGGCTGCGATTCTTTGATGAGCCTGTGGAATTGCCACCAGAGGCCACTTCTTGCCCCTTCAAGTCCTGCTCCTTTTCCTGCGACTGACAAGTCTTGGCAGGGAAATCCTCCTGTAATAATTTCAATTGTTCCAAGATCAGATCCTTTCAATGTAGAAACATCATCATATATTGGCACATTAGGCCAATGCTTTTTTAGCACTAAATGGGTTTTCTTGTCATTGTCGCAAAAGCCCACAGTCTGAAAACCTCCCGTGCGCTCTAGTCCCAACGAAAAGCCACCGATTCCACTAAATAGATCAAGGTGCCGCAGCTTCAACTTTTACCTCCTTTAGTGGTTAAGGCATCAAAGGCACTCATTGATTCACTAAAGTAGGCATCTCTCAATCGATCCTTCTCATAGGCTAACTTAAGCCGTTTCTCATCCTCTGCTTTGACGATATGGTAGGCAAATTCGATCAAAGCATCTTCATCGCCGTACCAATTGCCAAAATCGCTGTAATCTAGCCTATCGTCTAGAATCTCCACCACCTCTTCATTAGTCAATAACATAGTGCTTGCTCCTTTTCTTGAATAAAATTAGACACTTTCGATTCTAACACGGCATTATGCACCGACGCAACGGCAAAAGCATCAAAACCGCCAATGTGCCATCGGTAGGGTTCCAATGGTATGTGATCTAGCTTCCAATCGTAAACGGTAGCGACTGAGCCATCCTCGAATTCGATGAACCACTCTGCATTGGTCTTATCGCCGACAAATATGCTAGGTGCCCCGAAAGTGCGACACAGATCCGCATAGGTTGTCGTGATGTAGCCTTTTAGACTGGTTCCATTGACCTGCTCTGACCTGCATTTTTTATGCTTCATTTTAGCCCCTTTGAACAATTCTAAAGTCGTTGATATCGTAAGCCTCGACCATGTCACCACACAGCACAGCCCCAGCCTGTTCCCGTAAAAACAAGTCTAATTCTTGCTGTGCCTCCTCCCTTGAATCGAAAGTGATCGGGTTTTCTGCGTCATCTGTCCAGCAGTTAACCCACCCGTCAAAGAGTGTAAAAGATTCTACCTGATATGTCATTCTAAGCCCCTATAAAGTAAAACTGTTGATAATGTGATCGTGCAAGTCTTGAATGTATCCTGTTATGTCCTCTGGCGGGTGATTCTCGAATGGCTGCCAAATATCGATTCCCTTGTCTGCTAGATCATAGGCATCGTGCAGGGTCATTAAATCCATCACATCGTTATAGTCTAGATCATTAGGCCATGCGGACAAGAAAGTACCCAAGGCAATAAACTCTGCTTTTTCTTTAATCTGTTCTTTAGTCATTTTTTAATGCTCCTCTGATTAGTCTAAGTCCCACGGTTTAAAAATCATGATAACCCCAGCACAGCCCAACAAAAGAACTGCGATACTTGCGTATTCCCATGCGCTCATTTTGAAACCTCTCTTTCATGTCGTTTATTTGCTTCTGCTACCGCACGTTCAAGGCCGATACTGCGCCCTATGATGGCCACACGTACTGAGTGTGTTATGCCGTTCCTATACACTTCAAAACCTTTGACACCTGCATCGAACACCCAATGCGTAGGATTCTCAAATAGAATGTCGGACTCTTTTAGCATGATTAAATTCCTTTGATTAGGTTGTCGAAATAGTCCTGTGGCTTCAATATAGCACAGTGCGCCCACTTGTTTATGTGGCGTGTCGTTGTCTTAGACCACTTTTTATCAGTGATCGAAAACAACCCGTCTTTCCAACAAGCAACGGGTGTTTCATAACTAAATAAGACTAATGTGCCGTCAGTGAGTGCCAATTCTGTCATGTTTGACGCTATTGGTTTGAGTTTCATGGTTTATTGCTCCTTAGATTAATTGTAGATAGTTAAACAGTTTAAATTCTAGGTCTTGCAGATTATCAGATAATTCCGAAGTATTCTCGATCATAAGCATCAATTTCCCGTCTGAGGTCTTCTCAATTACTGCCCCATGAGAAGCATAAACGAAGCCCTTAGTGCCCTTGTCGCAACAGTATTCGGGCACATCGGCGACTATGTCATCGGACTCAAAGCGAGATGCAATAAACTGCTCAAATGTTGGGTTAGTCATGGTGTGTTGCCTTTCTTAGTGGTTTAATTGTGTAACTCAGACTCTACTATAACGCACAGAATTGCACCCAAGACACTAGGGAAAACCCTTATCTGGAGTGTTCTACTC